GGAAGATCTTCATTTATCTCCCTTATATTCTCTTTTGTGATATGCTTTTTGAACTTTTCTTTTAATTGAATAGTTGTTGGATCTATTGTAAATACAGAGTCAGCCTTTATACCAAAGGTTCTATCAAGAACATCATTAAACATTTTCTTTGCAATTATTTGAGTTGCAAATTCAGTTAAAGCATTATCATGAATTAAATACTTTATAAAAGAATCAAATGGATATGCTTGATAATAACTGGAACCCATCATATATTTTCCATATCGGTTACGTAGTGTTTTAACATTTATATGATTCCAGTTACTTGTATTCTTCATACTTTCACTATGAAAAAAGAATAGTAATGCTAGAAAAGTGTGAGATAGATCAACATTACAATTAGCCATTATTTCAAGAGCTAATGTTCTGTTGTCATCATCTTTATTTTGTAACATTAAGTCTATATTTCCATATGTTTCCTGGGTTAAAGCTACTGAGTCTTCAGTAGCTAAACTACATAATGAAGTATCCCAACATAGTTTCTCTGGATTATTTATTAACCATTCAAATTCTTCTGTATGATCAGCTTTTATATAAAATGAGTAACCTCCTTTATCATCTAGCTGCTTTACCCAATTTAGAACATTCTTATTTTTACTAAATTCCGATCTCATATAGTAACGGGATGTTTGTACTATATACATATCATTGTCTCCTATTTTGTCAGTAAGCTCATTTAAGAGACTAAGTCCTTCCTCTGTGAAAACTTTCTTAATATTGAATCCCTTTTCTGTATTGGAAAATAGCTTTTTAAGTGTTTGTGCTGTGTAATTAGGACGAGACCATCTAAGTTCACATATAGAGCTTAAGTATTTATTTGATATTACTCCTATATCTGCGTTCTCTCTATCTCTTATTATTTTTGATCCATACTTATCATTAATAATATTAACTTTTCCTCTAGGTAGAGATAATTTAGGAAATCTATATATAAAAGCATCTTTGATACTTTTCTTGTCAAATTTTGGATCAATAGCCTTATCTAACATTATTTCTTTTGATCTTAATATACTAGTACCCGGATAACTACTTGCCTCTCCAAGAAATCTTCCTAATTTCTGTGTGGTTACATTTACTGGACCAAGAAGATTAGACTTTGTGTCTTCAATCTCCAGTGTAACATTATCTACTGTTCTGTGGGTATCTATCATTATAATATAAAGATTACCAGGTTTATCAGTTTTTGTTTCTGTTATCATTTTTTATTTTTTAAATATTGTCTGTATTCAGGTTTTACTTTTATTTTAAACACATATAGATCCCTATTCTCTATTCTTATTTCCTTTCTTACAATAGGTTCTAGGAATCTAAAGTTTTCAGTGCCGAGTTTACCTTCCTCCTCTAACCATAAGATCATTTCTTCTGCAGAGAAATAAGAAAACTTTTCAATTTTTGCTTGATCTTTCCAATACTGAACATCCTTGTTCCTATTGAACTTGTATAAGCCAGAATCAATATCTTGTGCTAACCTCCACAGTAAATGATAATTGGACTCATAATCTATAGTTGGTAATATCTTTCCAACTATGGCAGTATCCTCTTCATTATAAGACTCTACTTGTCTTGTAATGTCCAAAACCAATTGCTCATCAAGTATTTGCTTGGTAGCTGATTGATAAATAACATTTTCAATATTTATTACAGGAAGTGACTCTACTGCTATTCTCCATGCAAGGTTTACAGCCATTCCTGTAAACATCCATGTGTCATAAAGTGAGTCATAGTTAACATTATAGATATTGAACCAATCTTTAAGTTTATCATCATATATTACTGCATTACCTGTTGAGCTATGATAATTATCTGCACTTGACATAGAACTGGCGGAACTTTTAAAAGTTTCATAATTCCATAGTTTTGCCATCATAGTTGTGGAATTAATAGTATTTCCATTCTCAAATCTTCCACTGAAGTCATTATGGCAAACAATGGCATCTGCCGCACTTACATCACTCACTAATGTGATTCCGTGCTCCTTTAATGCACTTCGTACTCTATCTATAGAAATAGGAGATTTAGGAAGAAGAAATACCCTTTTCCATGTTCCCAATTTCTTTGCATTAGCCGTACCAATGATATCTTTTATACTATTATACAAAGCTTCTGACTCAGTTGTGATTATAGTTTCTATGTCTCCATTTGAATTGGAACATACCCCATATTGTGGGGCATCTTCCAATCCAAAGTGCTGAAGAGCAAGTTGATCAAATTCTTGATATACGCTTTTACTCATTTTACAGTCATTTTAATGATTTCTGGATTCATCATCATCTTGTTAAACTTCTGTTTGTTTCCGTTGAATATAGTTCTCACAACAAGATACTTCAGATCATCGGTGAAATGCTTCTTTGTACAGAGAGCAATTAACCTGTCTGTGATCTTTGGTGCTATAGTATTCTCCTTGGAATAGACCACGGCATAATTAGCCAACCTGGTTGCCAGAGTTGAAGCTATATCTGCACGATAATTGTCTCCTTCTCCAATACAACTCTTTAGTTCACCTAGGATATACTGTTCATTCTCATGGGTTAACAGATCCTTGGGTGTTGGTAGCTTATCTAATTTATTATTGATAAACGTAGTAAACATTGATGCAAATGTATCTCCTACAGAACCTTCACCAATTAGTTGGATCATATGGAGTTCTTTTTCAAAATTCTCAAAGCTTGATATAGCATTAAAGAATGTTGTAATAGATCTGGCATTTGTTTCTTGGGTTACAAGTTCAGGATTTAACAATAAGAAATTGATACATCTGGTATCTATTTGTTCTGCTTCTGCCCAACGAGCCCATACTTCAACATTAAATTTTAGATTAGCCGTAATATATCTGGTCTTTTGAGCTGAGTCAACAGAGTTTACCATATAATCTCCATTGTCTGGATTAGCTGTTAAAATTATATGCCAATCACTCGGTAGTGACCATGATATATATGTCTGTCTGTCAATGAGCTCCATTACTGCTTGGATAAATCTCATGTCTGCTCTATTCCAGTCATCCAGTAATAATATACCACCAGATTTCTTATCAGCAATCCATTCTGGTGCACAATAAGACATTCTATTCTTACCAGTCATCTTGTATCCATTTTTTAGATACTCATTGACAGCAAGTTCATCTACCCATAGACCAACTTTCTTTGTTACAGTTGTTTCTATATTTGCAATATCAGATGATGCAGAAGTACGTTGTGCAGCTGTATAGTTAATGTCATCAAGTTTCTTAGCAACTTTCTTTTCCTTATACATCTGGAATTGTCTTATAGGAAATCCTACAAGGTCACCCAATTCCTCTATCTGAGCTAGGTTAAGCTTAATGAAGTTTAGGTTGCTTTCTTTTGCTAGTTCTACAACTACTGAAGTTTTACCAATTCCTGATTCTCCAACTACTTCAATTGCAACAGGTGGCTTTTGTTGATTTTGAAGCCATCGGTTATTAGCAATAATATGAGTTATAAACTCTTTTAATTCATCAATGTTTAGATTTACTTGTGCCATTTTTCTTAATTTTTTGGATTAATAATTCCTTGTTCAATTAAAGATGTTGCTGTTCTTCCAAACCATCCTTGTAATGTCCAACATAAACCCGTATCTACTAAATACTGCCATGCTTCTATACTTTGTTCTTTATTTTCAGCTTCTATAAACCCTTCTGCTATTCCTACTGCTTTATAATTATCCATTTTTAATTTAATTTTATTACTAATCCTGGTAAACTATCATTATCAGAAGAACATGAACTCAAACACCATAAGGTATTCTTTGGACAATTTTCTGGTGCAGGTGCTTCACCATCTGTACAATATATAAGTGCTGTGTAATTACGTTTGTTTTCATTAAAATGATCAACAACAGGTTGAAAATCTGTACCTCCTCTACCTTTAATTGACCAATCTTTTCTTGGATTGAATTCCTCTACGTCTTGCATACTGGCATCACATTGTGCAACAGTAATTTTATGACCTGTCTTGTGCATATGCACTAATTCATTCCAGAACTCTTGAAGTTCATCAGATGATACTGAACCAGATGTATCTACACCAACAAGGATATGATTCTTGAACTTAATCTTAAGCCCAGGGTTCTCTTCATAACGCTTGTTATACTTCCTGCGCATCTTCTTGGTGTATACTATGGTAGAATTGCCTACAAACCGTCTTAAATAGCCTCTCCAATCAAATTTGGGTGGTGGTATATTAAGAAGCCTGTCAATTATCTCTGATAACTCTCCAGGTATCGTCCCTCTTCTTTTTTCAGTTATGTCTGCAGTCTCCTTGAGTTGGTGCTCAATTTGTTTTTTTACCAGTTTTTTATCTGCATCCGTTAACTCATCAAACTCATCCCATGTTACGTGATCATATGGACTATCACCATTCATTTGACCTAATACTGCTTCAAGTGAAGGACAACATTTACCCTCCTCTTTACAGTTTTGTTCTAATAAATCATAGTATACTTTAGTACCTGCCCTTGTAGGTAAATTTAGTTCAGGAAAAGTTTCAAGAGTTAATCCTCCTTCAGGTAACTGAGTACTATCTATATATTGATTAATCTCTAGATCAGCCGCTATATTAAATAGCTTATGATTTGGAAAACTGTCCCTCCATATAATATGACCAAATGAGATATGCAAGAGTTCATGCTTTAACAATCCTATTCTGTGATCTTCACTTAAATTTCTAAAGAACTCAGGATTAATAGCAAGTTGTACTCCTATTCCATGTTTACTGACACCCGCTGTTGGGATATCTGATCTGAACTTTTTGTTTAGTCCAATAAGAAATAATCCATAAAATGCTTCAGATAGTATTAGTGACTTTGAAGCTCTTGATAATTGTTCTGATATATCTACCATTTTAATTCAAGTTTTAGGTTTTTAATAAATGTATAGTCAAGACTGACTAATGTTTGACCCACCAATTCTTCTATTTCAAACGTGATAATTTCTTTATCAAGTTCAGTGAGGTGTGGTGATTTTACAAACTGAGGAATTATATTTTTCCAGGAGAAATCAAATGTGCCCTTAATAGCTTCATTTGACTTATAAATATCTCCAATAGTTATTTTTATTCTTTCAGTAAATTCATCCATATATTGGTTTCTTCTACCGTACACCAAATGCTTGGCAAGTAAAGTAACCGCAATGTTGCTTATATCCATGTTCTTAATGTTCTCACATGCTATTTCAAAATCTTCATCTGAGGAACTTAATAACCTTCTTAATTGTCTATATGTTCTTTTATCTAGTTTAACTTTTTCTTTTGTTACCATCTTCTTCTATTTCTATATAAACACCAGGCTGTCTTTTGTCATAATGATATGGTTTGAATGCAGGCAATATAATATCCGCATTATCATCTTCTATCCATCCGTGCTCCACCATATCGTCCTGAACTGTCTGAGCCGGGTTTATTTGATCAAATTTGTGCTTAGATCCCCTTATAAATCTAAAAGATACCACGACTGGTTCCTCATACTTGGAATATGTCTTGATAAAAGAGTTCTTAAGCTTCTTGTATAAAGCTTTACTACCTTTTCTGTATCTCATTACAGCTTTGCTTGCAATAAAATACTTACCTGTCCATCTTCTACTATTTTTTGAACTTGGTACATTACCAGGTATAAACCATTTCATTTTAATATTTTTTTAAGGATTACATTTAAATTTTCATGAGTTTTCTTGAAGCCATGTTCTTTTACAGAATCAGATACATCTTTACTTAAGTCTGGAACAGTACCTTTTATAGCATAGTGATTATAATACTTCTCTATAGCTTTATGGCCTGCTTTATCATTATCAAATAGAGTAATTACTTTCTTATATTTCTTCCGCAGATTATCAATGACATAAGCTTTAATTATTACATTTTCACTATCTGGAGCAATGATTTCAATATTGTACTTGAACTGTCTCAATGCCATTGCATCTTTAAGTGAGGAACATATAACTAAGTATGGCTTGCTATATTTAAGTTGATCCAATCCCTGGATGTGATGGGATACTTTAATGAACTTGTATTTTTTCTGTGATGGCTGATATATCTTATATACCTTACCACTCTTGTCAAAGTAACCATAGATCTTAGGTCCTTTGATCTTAATACTCTTTATTTTATTATCCTCTTCTTTAGACATCTTGTAGTATTCTAATGCCTTTACATTGTATTCTGAAAGGATAGAGGCTCCTATACCATATTTTAACCAGAAATCCTTATCTATTGTATTCCAGTTTCTTGTCTTGGTAAAGTCAATCTTATATCTAGCATATTGTTTAAAGTCTGATTGTTCATATGTTCCGTGCTTGAGCACATATGAATTAAAATCTTGAATGATCTTGAATACTGCTTCTGAGTAAGTATTTACATTACTATGTAATTCTTTAACCAGGTCAATCTTACTTCCATATTTCCCGCTTGAGAAATCTTTAAATTTATACTCACCAGATTTGTCATCTATAAAGATACACATACTTGGTGTTCTCTCAGAAGGATTAAAGACTGACTTGATCTTTACATCTTGTCCTGCTAGTTTTTCTGGTAGATCTAAGTAATATTCAAATACCCAGGTACTTGGGATTTGTATATCGGTTATTATTAGGTTCTTTGTACTTAGCATAGTTCTCAATTAAAAAAGGGAACCACAATTTAATGTAGCTCCCTTCTCAATCCACTCACTTAATAAAAAGAAAGCAGGCGTGTGCACTTACTTTATGACGAGGTCTCCTGTTTTCTCTCTCCTTTATTTAGAGCTCAAAATCTGAACCATCATTTTCTGATTTTGGTTCAAAAGAATCAACATCTTTCTTCTTTTTAATAGGTGTGATGTGATTATCTTTATTGAACTCTATTAACTTAGAGTCTTCTACATCTAATTTTTCCAATGAAATACCATTTCTTGATATTCTTGGCAAGAATAAGTCACTGTTGATGTAACCCTCTTTATTTTCCCATTCACGTCCTGCAATACATGCATTAACAAATACTGAACATGACTCTCCTGTGAATAAACTATTACAGGAATTCATAAAATCTTCAATATTTTCTGACTCAATTGCATCAAGTTCTTCTCTACACTCAAGTACTTCAGCCAGGTAGATCATTGACTTTAATACTTCAGTATCCCTAGATATTTCCCGTCCACTTGGAAGTTGTGCATCTTTATAAGGCCATGGAGAAAATCTTACTCTTCCCACTTGACCTTTATATCTTGGTCCCTTTGCATCAGTTGGATCTACAAGAAATCCTTCAAATTCACCTTCAAGTGCTTCACCTTCTACATGCAATACAATATTGTATGCTTCTGTGTCATATGGTGTTTGATCAAATGTTATATTATTGATCTTGATTTTATGATTTCCTGGGTCAAGTACAGGTCTAATTTTACCACTTCCAGCGGTCATATCTTTTGTATTCAACATTTTCTTATTTTTTGTAGTATTCATTTTTTTAAGAGTTTGATTAGTTATTCTCATATGTAACAATCTTTTCATTTACATATTTGAAACAGTTTGGTATGAACCTCTCTTCAAACATACCAGCTGGTGATTTACAGGTAGTTTCTCCATTAGTTTGTGTTTCAAAACCATAGTCAAAAGTACCATCATCTTGCTTGATAACCCGCCCGAAGAGAACAATGGTGAAAAGTCCCTCCAAAGTTAGTGAATTATCTATCATTTTCCCAACAGTTTTAGCCTTAACTTTCCTATGTCCATTAACATCTGTTGATTCTTCAGGATGAGTTAAATAGTATACATTCAAGTCATCTCTCATGTCTTTAGGTAATCTGGAAACTGCTGCTATATTAGTAGCAATATCAGTGAACTTATCATAGCCCTTTTCCTTAGACCTATCAAAGTATTCAAAACTTGCCATATACTGAAAATCATCAATAATGAGATTCTTTATATGAGGCATATTATCATTAACATGTGTCATTGCTTTCATAATACCACTTGCAGAAGAAACAGAACTGATATTACCCTTGGGATTATCCTTAGATATTGCCGTATAGTTCTTTCTCCATCCTTTAAATGGTAATGCTTTTCCTGCAACATTTACAATAAATGTTTCTTTCGATGACAGCTCTTTAATAGCAGTTGTTTTACCTGCTCCTGAGTCTGCAATAATTAGTATACTTTGTGCCATTTATTTATTCTTTAGATAATGTGTTATGATTATTAATTGATCTGCAATTCTTTCAAGCTGAGCCTCTATACCACTGGAAATATGAAAATTAGATCCTTTTGGTTCATCTAGATCTATATCTTCATAATCTTGGGACTGTGCCGCGTTTCTAGAGTTAACATCATTAATTATTTTTAAGTCACTTACAGGGACTAAATGTGTTTGAAATCCTGCATTACTTTCAACTAATTCATAATCTTCTCTCCAGTTTTTGTTGTACTCACATAGATACAATGTCCTCTTTGGATCCTCAGATTCATATTGCATACTTACAAATTCTGTATAGATATCTTTCTCTTTCTCTAATTCACTGGGAAAGAAACTGATGTGAAGATCATCCTTACCAGATGGTCTATATGCCATCTTAGGAATGTATAATGGATCCCCTTTTAAGGTATCAAGATAGTCATCATGTTCTTTACACAATTCTAATACCTTTGTTTTACGTTCTTCTGGTGTCATTTTTTTTTCTTTTGTAGATATCATCTTCTTACTTGTTGTGGAGGTGTATCCATTTCTGCTACCTCCATTTTTTCAAAGTTTGCTTTATAAAAACTCATACGTGTATCTCCATTTCTTGCTTTTAAAATGTGAAATACTAATGTTTTATCATCTTCAATCATATATCGCTCAGGTCCATAAAATCTAATCTTTTGCTTGGCAGGCCTGTTTAGTCCAACTAAAGTATCAGCATGCTGTAACATTGCATCTGAACCAAATATATCTGATTCTAATACATAGTTACTATACTTGCCGTCTACGTTTCTGTCTGGATTATCTATATTTCTATTCAATTGTGATAAACATATAATCATACATGGATACTGTCTCTTAATTTCTGTAAAGAACTCACCTAGTTCAAATAACATATCAATTCTATTGTGTTGATAGGGTGCTCTCTTTACCAGTATACTGTGATCAAGAGTTATTATAGTCTTTTCTTGATGTTCGTTAAAATACATGTCTACTTGTTCACGCATCTGGTTTACAGTCATTGGTCTTCCTATAACATCTACAGGATATCCCACTCTTCCCTTTGCATATTCAAAACATTTATTGAACACATTTGTACCCAATACACTACCTGCACTACAAAGTTCCTTATATGTTTTGCCGGTTAAGGATGAGAACTCTCTTATTGCTGAAGTTCTTCCCACCATTTCAAACTGAAATTGCAATACCCTGAAATTATCATTTGGGTTTAGAACAAAAGATTCTCTTATGATCTGATCTTTAATTAAGGTCTTACCTGACCCTGGCCTTCCTCCAATTACTGTTAATGTGTTCCACTCAAGACCATCTGTCATTGCATCATTAAATGTAGGCCATGGAGTAAATATTGATTTCTCTTTGCCCTGCTGTCTATCCAGCATATACTTTAAGGCTTCAGTGAATGAGGATTTTTGTCCCTTCCACTTCTTTGTAACCTTACTCATACTACTTTTTCCTTAAAGTGATCATCATCTGATTCAATTCCTTCACGAACCATATCACAATAATCTGCAAGTTCTGAATGTCTTGTCTTGGTTTTATCCTCTTTTGTTATAAAATACTGACTGGTCTTCATGTATTTATAGTCTTTATCCTCATACTCATTGACATATTGAGCAGTTGCCTTTAGAACTTCTTGCCATGTGTAGTCATATTCCATGAAGAACCAGTTGAATACACTTGTTAGAGTCTTAATATTTACCCTGGCAAGCTTACCACTTGGTAATTTCTTAGCTGGGAATAGTTCTCTATAAGATTTAATATTATCAAGAAAGTTTTTCCCCATTAATTGTGAGTTAGTCTTCTTTTTAGCCAAGACAAAATGGTTATCATACTTTACTATGAGTTTTTTACCTTTATCAGTTACAGTAACCTTTGTTTTGTTTACTGTAACAAGTCCTGTTCTCATTAATCCTTTAACTTCCTTATATTGATCAATCTGAGGTATAGCTATTTTCTCTTTTATTCCGTATAACAATAAGAGCTCATTTGGACTGATCTTATCCTCTAGTATTTGTTGAAATAGATCCCACATAGTGATAAGTTTCTTCTAATAGTGTTAAATAAATTTTAATAAATTTCTGAGAGTTACAGAACAGTGCATTTCTTGCTTGCTTAATCCCATTAATAACAGATGCATGATTGCGTTTAACATGTCTGGCAATCTTAGTTTTCTTGAATCCATTCTTAAAAGCTACATATTGAAAAGCTTGAGAATATCTCATAACTATAGCTGTTCTATCTCTATAGGAGAATGAAGTTACATAACTCAATTCAGGGTGTAATGCATGCATAGAAGTAATTGCAAGCTTTTCAATCTTAAATAATATATGGCTTTCTATTGCTTTCTTTAGTTCTCTGTCTATAACATAAGTTATAGTTGAGGGCTGTACATGTTTTTCTTCAAATACCTTAACAAAAGATTTAGTTATCATGAAGTCAAATATTCCAAACATATGGTGTGTTTAAATGTTAATAAATATACGAATTTTCTACCAGATTATTTCTGGAAATCCATTCATTTTTAACTCTTCATTAACGTCATGGAAGACGTTTTTACAATCCCAGGTTCCACTTTTATATGCAGCAGATGCAGGGTGTGGAACTTTAAAAACCACCTGTTTATCAAGTAATGGCTCCCATTCCTCAGCTTTCTTTCCCATAAGGATAAACATTCCATGAAAACTATGATTGATATGATCCAGTAACTGGATAATAAACGGTTTCCATATAGAATAATGAGAACCCACATCTCCTATTTGTGTAGTGAGAGCCGTGTTAATAGGTAATACACCTTGTTTACACCATCTTCTTAAATCAGGGTCTCTATCTTTATAGTCCCCATAAATTGCTTTAAAGATGTATTGTAATGATTTTTCTGGTTTCATTTTCTTACTACAACTAAATGCTATACCATCTGCGGTGCCTAACTGAGGATAAGGATCTTGTCCTATTATAAATACAGTTGTTTTATCATAAGGTGTAAACTCAAATGCATTAAAAATGTCTTTTAATGGAGGTGTAAACCTATGTCCCTCACTAACTTCAGCATGTAAAGCATTGATAACTATGTCAAAATCAGAACTATTCATAAAGAAGTCAAGTGCTTTATTCCAGCCGTTTATTTCTAATTTTTCTATAAGTTTTTTACGAATGTGATTTATATCAATGTCCATGGTTTAAATTTTTTATATTTGTCATATGAATATTCCATTCTTGTCAATAGAAGAGCTAAATAAGATTATAAATTCTCCAGGTCTTAAGAAGTTAAAAATGGGAAACAGCAAGTTATTTATGGAAAAATTAAATATTTACCATGGCAAAGAAGAAAAAAGAGACTAAAAAAGAACCTTCTCTTGATACTATTATCCCGGATCCTGAAAAGGTATTGACAGATCTAAAGATAAATGCAAGCTATGTTAGTAGTCTTCAACATATTCTAGTATATGTATTGTCAACTATAGATGACGCGGATATTATAACAAATGCTTATAGAAAGATAAATTTACTTGATAAAGCAATTGCAGAGGAGAAACCTTATGAAGGGGATCCATTCAATAGTTTTGATGCCACTATTCATACGTTGATATCTCTAACTGCTTATCTCAGACAAGAAGTTATTAATCAAAAAGCTTATAAAGAGTTTTCTGGTAAGATAGATAAAGATCAGTTTGGTCCTGATCTCAAAGCGGTATTAGAAGCCAAACCTGAAGATCTTGATGAAGAGATGGGTAAGCTTACAATGAAAATGGCAGAAGCTCTTGGTGAAGTTAAATCTACCGAAGATTAGTATTTAGAGAATCCCCCAGTTCAATTAGTGCTTGTATAACCAGATTAAGATCCTCTTTATCACAATCTGCAAAGGATTTACAACTCTCTGTTCCATTCTTTACAATACACAACCCAGCCTTTCTTTTTACCAAGAGTTTCATCTCCTCAAATGTGTATCCTAATGTTGATGCTAATTCTCTGATCATAACGTGCACTCTTGCTAACTGAGCATTAGTGCCTTTATCAGTGGTGATACTTACAAATATCTCTACTTTAGAACCATTAGGTATATCCTCTATGAATTTATCATACCGGGTTTCATGTGATTTTGATTTAAAATCCAGTACATCATTATCCTTCATCATGTCAACCTGTATATTATTCTTCATATTTGAATTTTAAAGATTTAGATGCATAAATTTTCTTCCTTGGTATCTTATATTTTTTAAGATATTCCAAGACAGCTGATCTTGGTCCTGTACAAGCTATAGAACCAGTACCTATGTCTACTAAGACAAACATTGCCTGAACTCTTGTAAGATGATGTGTATAAGGATGCTCCTCGTTGTTTATTTGTGCTCTCTCAGCATCTTCAAAGTATCCTTCTTCATGCTTTTCTTCCCGTAATTGCATAAAGAGTTCTTTCATCTTACCCATGTGTACCTACTTTTGTAACTGTGGTTACATTAACTGGTACTGTTCCCTCAAAGTAAACAGTGTAAACATAACCTCCTTCTGCTTTGTCTTCTTTAGTTGCTTCATCATAATGAATGCAATTGTTCCAGATTGGACTATTAGCTGGATTCTTCTTGATTTTCTTATCTTCTATAGTTGAGAAGACTTTTTCTTTAGTGTGTTTCGTTTTCATTTTATAATAATATATATTAGACCTGCAGTGAATAATCCTACAAACATACCATAAAGGAAAAGACTAAAATTTTTAAGTTTTCTGTTTCTTAGTTCTAGCCTTAGCATGGTATTTGCTTCTTCTAAGTTTATGTTTTCACTATGTAACGAAGACATTTGTTTACTTTTTTTTATAACTTCTTCTTCTATTTTCTTAATCCTTTCAGTTGTGTTCATTCCATTCTTTTTCAATTAATTTTCCAAAGAGTAATCCTATTATAAAAAAGAAGAAATAAGACCATTCTCCTATTCCTTCATTGAGAAAGTCTATAAGAATACAGATCATAAAGAAGCCTATTATAGGCCATAAATCATTAACTTTTAACCGTTTTTCAGTCCAATTTTTCTTCATTTTCTTTCAGATATATTTGTTCTATTCTTGCATTATTTCTATCTGTTACAAAAAAATCATCATCCGAATAATATTTGTTAGCTATTATCTGTTGCTTATTTCTTTCTAATTGTGCCCACCATTTTAAGGCACTTATCTTGTTTTTGAATATCATCTGCTTTCTTTATTATTCCCTATTATCTTTTTTAGTTCTTCATAATAGTCAATCCAGTCCATGTTATCCTTTGCATTGTATTCTAATGCTTTTATGATTTCAGTTACTACATCAGAAGCCATGTCCTCAAATTTATCTATTAACTCTTTAGCTTTTCTTTTCATTTCATTGAGGTTAATATCTGTAATCTTACTTTTTGTCCTGTTTCACTACATAGGGAAGTGACCCATTCCTTATTACTATCTCTCTCAATAATCATATTACATTTAGAACACTTATATAGACTCATCATTGTTTTGGTTTATTAATGAAAGTTCATCTAAATCTACCATTTCAGTTAATATAGTACCTATGCTAAAGTTTTGTTTTAATAATGCTTTATCATCAATAATTTTAATAATAGTATAAGGTGATTTACACCACCGAATTACATCTCCCACTTTAATTTCTTTCACCTTTTTGGCTTAAACATTATCCATAGTATATACAACGCTAACACTACCCATGCAAATATTACTATCTCAATCATCTTTACTTTGCTTTAATGATGGTCCATAAGGATTATTTCCTTTTAATTCTGATGTATTTAGACAAATTTGGCACACCCACTTTACAATCTTGAAAGAATAAAAATGTTCTCTATCCCTATTACATTGATTACAAGGAAACATTCTTGTTATTTCACTCATCTTCTGTGTTTTGGTTTAATTAATAAAGCTATCAGGAGCAGAGCATTTCACCATATGCCCATATTCCATAGGGCATACACCAGATGATACTCCTGAATTAACCAGCGGCTCCTTGCATTAGCCCAAACATTACTAAGGGCACAAACTGATTATTTTTGAATGTACTGATTCCACGGGTTGCTCATTATCCGCCCAGTGACCTACTACCAACACAAGGTTAGGTTCAATATAAATACACCTTTTTTTACCAAGGTTTCCACAGACTTAACATAACATTGCCATAACGTAATACATTCAAACTTTATCTACTCATCTTTTTTGTTTTGGTTTAGACAAATGTTAAAATATTTTCATCCACTTTTTTGTTATACTTCTGTCCACATTCATCACAATATGCTTTAGTAGCTGTTTCTTGAAGAACTTTCTTCTTCATACAGTTAGGACAGGGTATCTCTGTCCTTTTCATTATATATACTTCTTCTTTAGTCATCTTCTTTGTGTTGGTTTAATATATTAATCAAAGTTTGTAATTCATTTGCAATTTTGAATCTGATAATAGGCATAGTATTAAAAAATTCAACATACCAACTATCGTCTATAATCTCATCATTGGCAGGAGTTATTAAGTTTATTCCTTCAACCACATCATAGGTATAGTAATGATAGATGTTATCCATTCCACTTTCATCTGGACAAACTACTTCTTTTTTAAATCCTATTTTTTGTAATTCTCGTTCTGTCATGTTCTTTGTTTTGGTTTAAATAAGTACCATCTTTTTCACATTCATTACCTGCTAAATCTTCATATCCTACTAAGTATTGTGATGTAGGTATTTCTATTACAGCATCAATATCTTTAATTGGTACCACAGTATCTTCAAAACCTATTCTTGCAAAAATTTCTTTAGCTTTCTTCATCTTCTTTGTTTTGTATTAAAGTGTACCAATAATTGCAAGGGCCAAATGAAAGGCCCAAACAAACCCCCAGTAGCATCTGTTTGTTTTGGGGGTTTTTTTGTTTTTGTACTATATCTGTAATAATGAATATGATATATTGATACCAATACTCCTACTATATAATATCCTATTAAATACTCCATAACTTATCTTTATTTTGGTTTATAGAATGTGTAACGTACAGTTAGCTCTTCGTCTGTTTTAATGGCTTTTAAGGTCCATAACTTGTAAACTAAACCCTCAGCTACCTTTTTGCAGTTAGGGCTCTCTGAGTGATTGTAGAAGCCTCCTAAAGGTGTTCTTATGTATCCTCTTTCAAACTCTCTACTTTTGATATGAGTTATTCCAAGGCATACATTTTTTGGAATATCTGCCGTGGCAAATAACCCTAAGCCATTTATACCACTTTTAGATATAGTGAGCCTGGAATCTAATGGTTTATACACTTGTAGTTAAAGGATTAAAATGTTTAATTTTATCTGAGTCAAAGTCACTTAGAGCAGAACTAATCCATTTCTCATCTACAGTGTTCTTATAACACAATATATGACATGTTGCTGTCTGATCAGGATTGAGTCTTAACAATCTACCTATTCTTTGTGATGTTTTTCTCTCATTG